AACCCAGTTAGGCAATACTGTTACAAGTGCTCCAGGATTAAACAGTATTGGGACATTAAATCAACTACAAGTTGACGATATAAACATTAACGGTGAAACAGTTAGTTTTATCAACAACACTATTGCTGATGGCAACATAGTGTTAGTACCAAAGGGTGCTGGAACAGTTAATGTTAGCAGCAAACGCATTTCAAATGTAGCAACGCCATCGACTGATACAGATGCTACTAATAAACTTTATGTTGATACAAAAGTTAGATCAGCACCTTTAGGATTTAGTGTTAATATTGGCGCATTAACTGAAGCTCAACTAGCAGGAACAATTTTATCTAAGATTTTCCTGCCCGAAGATTATGAAGATGACACTATTTTAAGAGTATATTGTTTAGATAATGGAGTTTCTAAAGAATATAAAAAGAACGGACCCACGTGGATCTATCAAGCAGACATTGTGTAAGTGAAAACAGCATAAATACACATAACAAGGAATAACGGAAAATGCCATATACCATTAACAAATATAACGGAGCAGTAGTAGCAACAGTCGCAGATGGCACTATTGATAGTACCACCGATCTTAAGATTATCGGTAAGAACTATGCTGGCTACGGAGAAGTTCAAAACGAAAACTTTTTGTTTTTATTAGAAAATTTTGCTAATACTACTCAACCCCCAAAGCCATTACCAGGGCAATTGTGGTTTGATACTGGAAACAGCAAATTAAAATTTTATGATGGTGCAAAATTTCGTACAACCGGCGGCGCAGAATTAGGTACTAGTGCTCCAACAGGATTAACTCAGGGTGATTTCTGGTGGGATTCAATTAATAAGCAATTATATACTTGGGATGGCGCAACTTATATTTTAGTTGGACCACAGGGTGTTGCAGGTAGTCAAACTACACAAATGCGCTCAAGAAGTGTTAGAGATACATTAAGTGCAACTCATGCTATTATTGAGTCTATAGTTGACGGCGACACCATTTTTGTTATAAGTGCAGATTCAGAATTTACATTAGATCCAACTACAAGTTCGATTAATGGATTTACAAAAATACAGCAGGGTGTAACACTTGCTTATACAAATAACAACGCATCTCCGGGACAAACTACTACTAATCATAGATTTTGGGGAACAGCTACTAATTCAGATCGTTTAGGCGGAGCTCTAGCATCTAGCTTTGTACAAAAAGGTAGTGCTGTTTTTAACAGTTTAGTTTCATTTAGTGATGCAGGATTCACAGTAGGTGACACACCAAGATTACGTGTTTATAATATTACTTCTGGTATAGCAACAGTTCCTGTTATTGAAAATCAGTTAAACGATACAATCGTATTTAAAACAACAGTTGGTGCAGCTACAAAAACGCCGTTAACACTAGTTGGATCAGATGTATTACCTGGAGTAGATAATCAGTCAGATTTAGGATCTGGATCTTTAAGATTTAAAACAGTTAATGCTGTAACTTTTGCAGGAACATCAACCCGTTCAGATGCGTTATATGTTGCTGCTGATGACTACAGAACAGCAAGTGCCAGTGCAACTTCAGGAACTATTGCTGTACGTACAGGATCAACAGAAATTATTAACGGGGTAAGTATTACTCCAGGCGCATTAAAAGCAACTTGGTTTGTTGGAACAGCAACCGCTGCAAACTACGCTGACTTAGCAGAAAAATATCTTGCCGATACAGACTACGAAATTGGTACTGTATTAATGGTTGGCGGAGAAAAAGAAGTCACAGCTTGCCAAGTTGGATTTAGAGCACTTGGTCCAGTAAGCGAAAAACCAGCTTATTTAATGAATTTTGAATTAGAAGGCGGAACACCAATTGCACTCAAAGGTCGAGTTCCAGTCAAAGTTACAGGTAGTGTAATTAAGGGACAGCGACTAGTTGCAGGTCCAAATGGTACAGCCCAAGCAGCCATGGGAAATAATGCCGATGTGTTTGCTATTTCATTAGCAACAAACGATGAAGTTGGCGTCAAACTAGTAGAATGTGTTGTACTTTAATGTATAAATATTCTGTGAATTTAAAAAGGATATAAAATGGCCGGACAAAATACATTAATCATTAACAGTGACTACAATGTAATTCAATCAAAAATTGCTTTAGTTTTAGGTTCAGGATCTGGCACAAAAGGATATGGACAAACAATCGCTAGTAGTCAAGTAGGACAATATTCTACAATTACAGTAGCTCAGTGGTCTAATTTAAGAGCAGACATTGCTCGTGCAAGACAACATCAAACTGGTGTAGCTTTAGTCAACAGGGCTCCTGAAGATCCAGGTTATACTCCAGGATCAGATCTTCCAATTCCAACAGCTGCTAAACAAGTTAGAGATACTTGGCGAGCAGCGTATTTGGCAATTGCAAATGATGCTGATACTAATCATTTAGTTGCTCCTCCTCCTGTAGGACAGTTTGGCGTATCGAATTTAGTTACCCCGCAAATTAGAAATACTATATGGAACGGAACAATCGTCCAATCTTTGGCTATTACTTGGCCAACTGCTGACGCTGCTAGATACTTTTTTAATACTGGCGGAGAGTTTCAATTTACTGCTGACAGATCAGGCGGAACCGCTGGCATAAAAAATGCCACTTGGACAGCTATGTTGTCAGGTATGGGAATAGTTTCTTTTAACCATACACGAACAATTTGTACTGGTACAGGCGAAGTTAGCAGTCTTGGATTCTATGATTTAACAACAACAAACGGTGTAGTATTCCAAAAACTTGCACCGGCAGGTGCGTATGCTCCAAACCAATATTACATCTATGCAAGGGTAAACAGTGTTACTGATAGACGTATTTTATACTTTGACATTTCTTTTGCTGATGATTCGCCTGCTCCACCGAGTACACCAGATCCTGGTTTTGGAATTGACGAAAACGTAGACGGTACATTGACAAGTACAGTAGATGTTTTGCGCTCTATCGACAATGTTTCGATTCCTGCTCCTAGTGCCATTACAACCGGCATAAATTAATTTTCAATAACCTATTGACAAGATAATTAAAGTAGTGTAATATACTATACTACGGAGTTATCTATGGACGAAAAGTTAGAAAAGGCCTTTGGTGTAGCCAATTATATGGCTACCTTATCTAATCAAAGACGAATAATTTTAGAAGAATTTAAACAAAAACTAGTCTACTATGAAAATGGTGGAACGTTTCAAATTGATACAGTTTTAATTAATTTTACCAAAACTGTATTGGACCTTGAATATACACACGATGTTCCTTTTGTTGATACAAATGGTTTTCCTGTTGTTATATCAGATGTGCAAAAATTCTTTGATGAAATTTTATTAACATATATGACAGCATTGAATGAGTATTCTGTTAAATTTGCTGATATAAAATCTAAAAGAAAATTAGCTGACATGGTTGAGTTATGACCGTTGGTGCCTTAATTTTTGCTCATAACAATACTGGTATCGATTATACTAAGTTATCTGTATTTGCAGCTCAACGAATAGTAAAGTTTTTAAAAATACCAGTGAGCATAGTTACAGATAATGTAGCATGGTTAGAAAAAAATTATCCCGATCATCCTTTTGACAAAGTAATTAACATTTTAGGCGAGCCATCATCGCACAAATTGTTTTATGACGGCTCGATTTCTAGTACAAAACTAGAATGGAAAAATGTAACTAGATATCGAGCATTTGATATAAGTCCTTATGATAGAACACTAGTAATCGACAGTGACTATGTTATAAATTCTGATATACTTAAAATTGCTCTAGAAAGAGACACGCCATTTCAAATTTATAAACGTAGTTTTAGTCTTACTGGATGGAAAGATACAAAACCGTATGAGCGCATTAATCATTATAGTATACCTTTTTATTGGGCTACGGTTTTTGTATTTGATAAAGATCCAGTTGTTGAAGCGTTTTTTAATTTAGTAACCTATATTAAAAAAAATTGGATGTACTATAGGATTTTATACAGTATTGATGCTGAAGCTTTTAGAAACGATTTTGCTTTTAGCATTGCTATACATATCATGAATGGCAAAATTAATGGAGATTTTGCTATTGAATTGCCTGGGGCTATGAATTATATAGAAGATAGAGACATACTAATTGATATAAAAGAATCTTCTATGAAATTTTTAGTTCAAAAAAAGGATCATCTTGGTGAATATCTACCTGCTAAAACAACAAGTATGGATGTACATGTTATGAATAAAGTTAGTCTTACTAGAGTAATTAATGAGAACAAATATGTCTAAAGGTTTTTTAATTTTTGCAGAAAATACAGACAACTGTAATTATGTTGAGCAAGCCTATGCACTGGCATTAAGTATTAAAGCTAGCCAACCTGAAATTAAAAATGTATCTATTATGACTAATAATGTAATCTCAGAAGAACAGAGATTAGTTTTTGATCAAATAATTGAAACCCCTTGGATAACTGAAACACCTGTTTCAAAATATAAAGCAGAACATAGATGGAAATTATATTACGCAACTCCTTATGACGAAACTATTGTACTTGACGCTGATATGCTAATGCTTGATGATATCACTGATTGGTGGAATTATTGTAGTCGTTATGATATTAAATTTTGTTCTCGTATTAAAAATTATAAACTTGAAACAATATCTCAGGATACAGTTCATCGTAGAGCATTCATCGATAACGGCCTAACTAATCCTTACTTTGCATTACATTATTTTAAAAAATCTAATCAAGCAACTGATTTTTACAAAGCACTTGAGTTTGTATGCAATAACTGGGAATGGGCGTATACACAATTTGCCCCAGTAAGTTATCAAAAATGGCTTAGTATGGATCTAGCATCTGCGATAGCAATTGAAATGATTGGTGCATATGATAGTGTAATTGATGTATGCAGTCCTTTAGAATTTGTTCACATGAAGCCAGCAATTCAAGATTGGCCTTTACTTGTCGATAGCTGGCAAGATACTGTTCCTTTTGTACTAACATCCAAGGGAGATTTAGTTGTAGGGAATATAAAACAACCTAAATTATTTCACTACGTTGAAAAAAGTTTCATGTCTGAAAAAATTCTAAGAAAACTTAAAGAGTTAACTAATGAATAATTTTTACGTATACTTTGATAAAAAAACAGGACGAATTGTTTCTGTAGGTTCCGAACCTGAACCAAGATTTGAACATGCCATTAAAACTTCTTTAGAAGAAGTTGAGGGGTTTTTAACAGGACGTTTAAGATTTAAAGATTATCTTATTGGTTATAAACGAGATCAATCGGGAGTCTCTAATCTTGCTATAGTGCCAGTAACCGATCAAGGATATGCTTTTAAAAATAATGTATTTGAGTGGATAACAGAAACCAACGATAACGTTGAGTGTATGGTAACGTGGAATGGCCCGGCAAAAAGTTGGGATTTTAAAATAGCTGATAATAGTAAAGACTATTATGATGTTATAGTTGCTCCAAAGTTAGTATTTTTTGTAACGTTAGAAAATGATTTTGATTTTTTAATTAGAACAATTTTTATTAGTTTAGCAGACTTAATAACTTCAGACGTGATATCATTTCCGTTTGAGAGTAATATTGAAAATAAAATAGATAAAATTTCTATAAGTTCTAAATTAATTTTTAAATCTTACGGATTAAGGATTATACATGATTAAAATAATGGAACAAGACATTATATTTCTCAGCTATGATGAACCAAATGCTGAAAAAAACTACGCTGATTTATTGACCAAAGTGCCTTGGGCAAAACGTGTGCATGGTGTTAAAGGTAGTGATGCTGCACATAAAGCCTGTGCTGCGCTAAGTGATACCGAATACTTTGTTACAGTTGATGCTGATAACATTATTAATCCAAAATTTTTAGAAGTTGAAATAGACTTAGATGCACTAGGATTAACATCAGATCATGTATTCAGTTGGTGCGGTAAAGTCCATGTTAACGGACTTATGTACGGAAACGGTGGCCTAAAATTATGGACACGTAAATTTGTAAACAATATGCGTACACACGAAAATTCAGACCCTGATGATGCCAAGGGTTTAGTTGAATTTTGTTTTGACGACAAGTACTATCAATTTAATGAAAACTACAGTGAGAGCTTTACCAATGCAACTCCTTTCCAATCATGGAGAGCAGGATTCCGCGAAGGTGTAAAAATGTCATTGGATCAAGGATCTAAAATTGGTGATCTTAGAAAAGTCTGGTGGCAAAATCACCATCGTTTATTGATTTGGTGTAGTGTTGGCGCAGATGTCGAAAATGGAATTTATAGTATATTAGGAGCCAGGGAAGGAGCCGCATTAACTAATTGTACAGATTGGGATTATGCTAATGTACGTGATTTTGAATGGTTAACCAATTACTGGAATGAACATTATGAAACAGCGTCAGATGAAGATAAGACAAAACAAATTAATTTTTACGGCAACGAGCTTAGAGAAAAATGTAAAATTGAAATTGCAAATTTAGATTCTGCTGGTAGTCGTTTCTTTAAAACTGTGTATAGTAATACTCCAAGGATAATTCGTTCTCGTGTTTGATATCATTTTTATTTCCTACAATGAACCAAATGCTGCTGAAAATTTGGCTCGTCTAAAAGAACGTTTTCCGTTAACAAAACATGTTAGCGGAGTTACAGGTATACATCAGGCCCACATTGCGGCCGCCAAACGCAGTTTTAGTCCTATGTTTTGGGTAGTAGATGCTGACGCTATTGTATTAGACTCATTTAATTTTAATTACGAAGTAACAAAAGAAGAACATGATATTGTACACGTTTGGCGAAGTCGTAATCCTGTAAACGGATTAGAATATGGTTACGGTGGTGTTAAACTATTGCCTAAACAACTAACTTTAAAGATGGACGTCACTAGCACCGACATGACTATGAATATTAGTACTAGATTTAAAGCATTGGAAGAAGTTAGCAACATTACAGCATTTAATACAGATCCATTCAGTACTTGGAGAAGTGCTTTTAGAGAATGTTGCAAACTGGCAGTAAATGGAAATGAAGAAGCATTGTCTAGGCTGAATGTATGGTGTACATTAAATGACGCTGTTCCTTACGGCTTTTATGCTTACTTAGGCGCACTCGCCGGACAATCTTACGGTGAAAAAAATGCCTCTAATAAAGAGGCATTGGATAAGATAAACGATTTTAGTTGGCTAGAAGTTCGTTGGCTAGCGGAAAAATCTCAGCTATCACTTTAGCACAGGCAATAGCAACTTCTTGATGCTCTTTTTGCGTACCGTTAGCACTACGCAATTCAATAAAGTGAATCCAACTACGAAGTGTGCCGTTCATATATAAACGACTTACTGTATTACCTTCTGGTAAAATAGCACGAGCTTGCTCTTTAGCAATGCCGGCATCAATAGCCCAATTGTAGTTTTCCTTAACTAAGTCAATAACATCTTGTTGACGACGATTCCATTCTGAAACTAAGAACTGATCATCTTCATTGTTTGTATCTAACTTTACTGAGTTTTGTCTGTTTTTACTGTCTTGTAACCTTGCTTCCCGAATAACAAACGAGAGATCTTTAGTTGGGTCAGCATAGCGTTGAGAGAACTCTTGGAAACTAAAACTTCTATGTCTAAGGATTTGTCGAGCAATGTCTCGGGTGGTTTCGATTTCAATACAGGCACTGACCATCTCAAGGGGTGACCAGTGTTGGTGTTTGACCAGGTATCTAATGAGTTTGTCAGACGTCTCTGTATTAAGTTGGTTACTTGGGTTGGACACACGGGCGCAATACGCAATGAGTTCTTGTGCATCTGCGATGCCCATGTCTCTAAATTCGCCTGTTGGTTGACTGTATGATAATAGTTTAACATTCATTTATAATTTTCTTTTCTTTAAAAATCGTTGTGTAGTTTTTTCTATATCTTTTCGAATTTTTTCAGTATCTAATCGAAAGTCAACATTATCAATACGACTTTCGTAAGTTTTGTAAAGTTCTGAAATTGACCTTTCAAAGGCACTCCATCCTTTTATATGATCATCTTTTGTTATTTTTACTTCCCAAATCTTACCGTCTTTAAATGTGATAATAACAGCATGGAGATATCGTAAAGGTAGAACGTTTAGTTTTACCTCTCCAAATACTTCTGGCCAACACTCAACGACATCTTTGGGAAGTTTTCTTCCCTGTTCACTCACTTCGGTTTTTTGGTCGGAACCAACTCCTCAGCTTTTCTACGGAAATCGGCAGCTTGTTTAGCTAATTTATCTGCTTGACTACGATAAAACTTTGCTTCTGTTTCTAGAGAATCAAAAGACTCGGGTGTTTGATTTACACTAGCAGATGTAGTTTTTCCAGCGTCTGTACTGTCAGATTTAATTTCTTTAGCTGATGCAACTTCTTTAGCAACATCATTACTATCGGGTTTAATGTGTAAGTCGTCTACTGCAATACCACGTTGCTCGGCAATTAGTTGATTGAGTTCAGACAGCATAACTGAAGCACCGATAACCGGAGTCATCTCAACTTGAGCTGTGCTTACTTTTACTAAACGGCCGTTGGCATGTAAAAATGGTAACATGCGGCTTCCGTCTGGAAATTGTGTTCGATCCAACGCTTCTGCAAATTCATACGATTGCTGTGCTGCTGGGCTTTCAACTAAATTGATGATAGCATTATGATATTCATCAGGTAAATTTTCAGTTGGTACAACTAGGCAACTATAAGCGTCACCTGGTAGAGTCCTAAAAGCTACAAGTACTTTTTTACCTGTATCTTTAATCCTACCTACATGTTTTAAATTTTGCATAATTATGCTCCTGTTGCACCGGCTTTTTGGGATTCTGCTTGTTTAGCTACAGTATCTAAAAACGTGCTTAATTTTGTATATGTTTGTCCTACTGCAACCATTTCGTTTGGTTTAAATGCGCCTCGTGAGCTAGCAATATCGATAATAACCTTCATTGCGTTAAGATCGTTAATTGTTAGTTCGTTAGCGTCTGCTTTAGGTGCGTCTTGTGGTTGCACCGCTTCTTGTTCCACTTGATCAGTCATGGTATCTCCTTATAAAGTACAAATATAATTATCTCGTTTGAATCAGAGGACAGGCAATCGTGAAGAAGCTGAGTTCCTTTTCAGATTCAAATCCTATTCGTGTTGTATATACAATAGTGTTAGAATTATCAAGGTCTAACCCTTGTCCGATGTAATATCGACTGTTTAGATGTTGTTTAATCCAGTTATCTAGATTTTTTAATAAACTTGGGTTATATCGTTCGATAGTAGTATATTTGAAATGGGGTGCGGCAAACTCAACCCGTCTTAGGTTAAAATAATTAAGCGGGTTGGGCTTGCCATTTTTTAAAGCCATTATGCTGTCTCTGTCAATGCTTCGTAGTACGCATATTCGCCCCAAGGAGGAACAATTTTGTCATTACCGTGAATAATGAATACAGTGTCGCAATATAATTCGTCGCCCCATGAACCATATGGGTAACCGTCTGTAAACATGATAAACTTTTTAGGTTGAATATCGTTTTCTTTCATATATTCCCAGTTGGCTTCAAAGTCAGTACCGCCACCTCCCATTGGTTCATATTCCATAAATGAATCCATAGTGTAACCGTCAAAGTCGGCTTCATTGTATATAGATGTATCAAAGCACCAAATTTTAATACGGAAGTCTTTGTATTCTTCCATGATGCCTTTAATCTCACTCATAAAGTCTTTAGCTTGTTCATCACCGATTGAACCAGACATGTCAATACTAATGCAAATGTCAATAGTATCTTCAAATTGTGTACCTGGAAGAATTGCGTTCATGTGCCAGCCTTTACGATTAGGACGCATAAAACTATAGTCGTTCTTAATAGTACTTTGAATTTGTTGACGTAAAATTTCACGCCAATTCATTTTAGGTTCTGTGAGTTCCTTAATCATGCGTTGAATACTTGCAGGCACATTTCCTGCACCCGCCGCCTGTGCAGCTTGCATTACGGCTTCACGCATCTCATCGCGAATTTCTTTTAATTGTTCTTTGGTATATTTAGGTTGCCCGTCTTTACCACCGCCTTCAGAATCCAAATGCTCGTCCAACATTTGCCCAAGAGCAGCTAACTGTTCTTCGTCATACTTTTCGTAAATTTCATCATATACTTGTTCAGCACTCCAACCGTAGTACTTAGGATCGTGAAAGATTTTAATATCGGGCAAATTGTAATCGCCAATACGATCTCGAACAATTTGTCCGTTTACAGCATAGTCGCAGGCAATGTTAAACACTTTTGGATCGCGGCCTTCTCGACGACTCATATGATCAAAAACAGCATGGAGAATTTCGTGTGCAATAACGAATTCTACTTGTTTAACAGTTAGTGGTGTAAAGAATTCTCTGTTAAAATAGATATTACGACCATCTGTTGCAGCCGTAGGAAGCCAATCATCTGCTTCTTTAATACCCATGCGTGTAGCAAGATTTCCAAAAAACGGATGACGCAGTAGTAAGCCTACTCGTGCTACAATAATTTTATCAATAATTGGATCGGCGTGTGCCATTTCTGCTCCTAATGTTTCAGTATATATGTATTATAACAGGACCCTAAGGGTCCTGTCAACTTATCACTTCTCGGTAGCTGCTGCAATGTACTTACCAAATTTTGCATGGAAGTCGTCGAAACATGCAATTTCGTCCGGATCCAATGGCAACTTGTAAGTGCTTAGAGCAAGTTTAGTACCCATAATAACAAGCTCAGTTTCGAAATTATCCATCATAAATTGGAAGAAGTTATTAACTTGGCTGTTCCAATTTTTGACATTTTTATCGCAAGCATCTTTAAGCTCGTAGCACAAAGACACAACCAAAGAATATTGTGCAGAAATTTCTTTAGATTCCATCTTTTTAACCTTACCGCTCAAAATATCGCTAGGGTTAGGCATTTTACTTGCATGTTTACGGTGTGCCATAAACTTAACAGCAAGTCCTTCACCAACTGCACCCGAAGTTAGGTCAGTAAGAGTAGACTCATCGCAGTCGTTATCAACAAGCAATTCGCTAACGAATGACCATGAACGAGGAGTAGCAAACGCACGGCTTGCCGATTTAGGATCGAAGTCATACAAGTCCTTTTTAGAGAAAGTTAGGAAACCAACGACATCTTTATGGATGCGATTTTCTACAGCCCAATCTTGCCAGTCATCCCAGTCGATAGCCATTTCCAAGTGAACGAAACGGTTAGCCAACGGCGCAGGCATACGATAAGTAACACCTTTGTCGCTTTCACGGTTACCAGCGGCAACCATTACAACATTGTCTGGCAGTTTATAAGTACCAACACGGCGATTCAAAATTAGCTGATAAGCAGCCGCTTGTACGCTAGGTGCCGCAGAGTTCATTTCATCCATGAACAATACAATAGTTTTGTATTTACTAGCCAGTTCTTCATCAGGCAATTCACTAGGAGGAGCCCAAACCATTTTGCTAGTGTTTGAGTCAAAGTAAGGAATACCTTTAATATCAGTAGGTTCCCACAATGAAAGACGAACGTCAATAACATGAGCTTCTAGCTCGTCACCGAGTTGTTTGATAATATCCGACTTACCAATTCCGGGAGGACCCCAGAGGAAAATTGGACGCTTGTTTTTAAATGCTTTACGCAAAGAACGTTTCGCTCCATTAGGTCCAACGGTGCGGCTAAGAATTTCTGCCATTTTATTTCCTTTAAAAGTGTGTTACAAGTGATAATGTGTTGCGCTATGTATGTATTATAGCACCACTTAGGAAAAGTGTCAACTAGGAATTTAGCTGTCTAGATCTTTTTGGCGTTCATTCATTGCTTTAATAAGCCCAAATTTACGTATGTCGTCCGAAAACAAATATAGTTCAAATGATTTTTTTTCGGAAAAAACTGTAATACTTTGGTTTGTAAGGTAATACGGACAGTCAATATACCTTTCCAAAAATATAATAGTTTGGGGACTTAGTTCGATTGGTTCGGTAAATGGAATTTCGTATTCTTTAAGTTCCAATTCCGAAACCAAAAATTCATATCCTTTATCGCTTAGGCGAAAGGCGTTATCTTTTCCAACACGGTTTGACTGCCACCATGTTCTTGAATACATATCAACATTTGTTTCATCAATGGTTTTGCCCCATTGTTGCAAAAATATTTTTGTTAATAAGTTTCGTGAAATCATTTCACGATAGTGCCTTGTGTTAATTTAACAACTTGGAAATCTTCAGTACCAAATGTTAAATTTAATTTTTTAGCAAGATTGTGAGCATGGCCAGGATTACTAAATGATACCTTTTTGTATTTAGGTCCTGGGTAAGATGTTAAGCTATTAAAGCTCTTTAAATTAAAAGGCTCGGCTTTATAAAAGACAGCCCAAATTGCTTCGGCTTCTAAAACTTGTTCAGCTTTGTAAGTTTTTTTGTTAGTGTATTCTAACAGTATTTTTGGTTTAGGTCGACTCATAATGCGTAATTCCAATTAATTAACTACGCATATATTTATCTCTTATTTCTTGTCTTCGAACCCGCCACCGTCCATACTAAGACTAATAACTTCAGTATCCTGACTACGTTTAAGCTCGTTAAACATGCTTTCGTAGTCGTTATTAAGTTTATCCATACACTCTGCTAATGCAAGGCTTAATAATCGAGCTTGTTGTATAGATAACTTAATTTCTTTAGCCTGGCCTGATTCTGCACTTCTTACTTGCTGTATAAATTGTGTAAAGGGTGTTAAATTAATTTGATTTTGCATTTGCAAGTACCTGTTTCATTTCAAACTCTGTTTTAAACGGACCTTTGTACGGATAACGTTCAATAGTAATAAGTTTTGGACAATGACTTTTAACCCACCCTTTATCAAATTTAATAATATAATAACCTGCACAGTACAAACTTTTACTAGCATTTGATTTTGTAAACAATGGAAGTTTGCGTTGAACATCATACATAGGGTTAAAAGGTTTACATGATGTTGGATAACCGTGACATTCATTTGATTCGGCGGAAGTAACTCTTACTTTTTCGCTTTTTAGAAAAAATTCTTTACCAAATTCTTTCATCAAATCATCTTTTTTATTAAACATCATTTCTCCGCTAGTGCTTGACAGCACAAACTTGTTATTTTCTTTTTTATGTAGTGTGGCAATCTTTTCACCATCTTTTTCAACGATCCAAAATTTTCCATCTACAATTGGCTTTGCATATATTTCTGTCATATCTATTACCTCGCAATTGTCTGTTTTGTTAGGACATGTTTTATCATACTCGCACTTTGAAAGTATTATCATTTCTTAAACCATCCTTTAATGGTTCGCCACAGATTAACATATCTAAAATGATAATCTGTCAGCATAGGCTGACTGTGTGGACAACGTCCTTGTCTCCAATCACAATTCATTTTTATTTCTTCGCCGCAAGTGTTACATTTGCTCATACCGTGCCCTCGAATAAATCAACTGCCGCTTTAGTAGTAGGATACTTTGCCTGAAACGGTTCAGCATATTGCTGAATATTGTCCGCAATCTTTTTCATGTCCCATGTATTACAGAATTTAAGCATACGAATACCTACTTGTGTAACATCTTTTGGAACACAATCAACTTCTATAGTTTTGTTAATAAGTGCTCGAATGTCTGCTGGTTGTGCCGTTAAATCAACTAATGTAACATTACGATTGTAATCTTCTAGCACACGATGTTCTTGCCCATTGTGGTCAACCCATCTCTGAAGCATGAGATTGTTCCACGAAAATCCTTTGCTTGTACGATCTTCGAACGCTTCAGTAAGACCAACTTTGTTTTTAGTACCTTTAACACGCACACCTGGATACGCCGAGAAGACATTATCACTGGTATCACCACGCATACATTTTTCGAACAAGAGCCATTCTGGATTTGGGACGACTTTATCTTCGCCTGTTTTCTTGTCTTTAACACGTTTACCTTTTGCATCAAAAATTCCTGTATGTGTAATATGATGTTCTTGAACACCGTTATACTGACTTACATTAGGAGCAATTAATTGATAAAAGTCACTGTCCGTTGATATAATCACATGTTTTGCATCTTTATGCGTTTGAATGAACCCTGCAATTAAATCATCTGCTTCTAATTGCGGATGTTGTAGTACTGTACAGTTAGTCTTTTCTGTAATAAAATTCTTAAACTCGTCAAACGCTTCCCAGAACAATTTATCTTCTTCTTGTTCTCGAACAGTCATAGCCGCACGGGTTTCTTGTCTGTTAGCTTTATATGGCTTGTAAAAGTCTTTGCGCCACGAGCGACCTTCGAGGCAGAACACTACATGTTTCCCTTCAAAGTCATTCCATGCTTTTTTAATGCTGTTAAAAGTAATGTGAAAAGCCATGCCTAACTTAATGTCGGCACTGCCCTGAACTACGTGTCTAGCACGAAAAAATGTGTTGGCTGTATCAACCAAAATGTATGTCATTTATAATATTCCATGTCTGCAGCAAAAACAAACCGGTATTCATCTGAATCAGTGATTCCGGGCCTATGCCATAGTTTACTAGGATATACGTTCCAAGTCAAGTTGTTTGGTTTCAAAAAGAAGGTATCTTGAAAATTCGGAGATCCGTCCATTGCAAATTCGGTACCTGTAATATCTGGGTTTGATGTAGCAGGTATATGCACATACCAAATTCCACTTACAGTATCGGTAGTGCCATCATTATCGCTAATATGGTGATTGTGCCACATGTTATCTCGATCTTCTGCATCTTTGGCACTGGTCATAAAAACCCAACTCATCATATTTTTAATACGAACTTCTCGTCCTAAGAACATAAAACATGAGTAGACAAAACTTTGGCGCATTTTAAGCATGACTGGTTCTTGCCTAAAAAATAAATTTTCTTTAGTTTGAAATTTTGGACTATTATGAAAATAGTTACCAGAGTCAATAATTTCTTTAGATAAAGATTGCAACCTATCCATATCGGATTGAGTAATTAAAGACGAGAAATTATATTGATCAATGTATTCGTTGTTTTCAAGTATTTTCATTCTACTTCAGCTTTCCCGCCACCCAGTTTAGTTACATTAATATAACCTGAACTTCTATTAGAATCCAAACCTTCTTCGGCCAACATGTTACGGGCTAAATCCCTAAACCACCGATCCACTATTTCTTCTTCAGGATCGTTGTCAAATCCGTAGCCTGCTTTTTTCAATTCAGTAATAAAATTTTCATTCCAATCGAGTTCGAAAAATCCGTTACGTACATTATCTGGATTTACTTTTGTATCTAACACAGAAACCCACGACTCACCTCGAGCAGTGGCACGTTCTTTTGGAGTTAGTTTAGCCTGTACTTCGTCTGCTTTGGCTTTAGCTGTTTCTAATTGTGCTTGTTCTTTTTCTGCAAGTATTTTATCAATACCAAACAGTTTTCTAATAAAATGTTTCATTAAGTTCCCCACTCGTTTTTAAATAGCGGTACTTGCAATCGATCACTGTATCGCAAACCTGCGTTCATTGCCATAATAGCCACTGCTCGATTGTTTAATGTGTAGACGCTTTCTACACCACCTACTGGCATTAGGTAAACATGACCTTTAAATCCTGCGGCACGAAATTCAGCAGTTGCTCGCATAGCATCTTCAAAGTCTTGCTCTGTGGCAATTACAAACTTCAAGTATGCTGTACCTACTTCTTCGTATTCACAAACTACTTCTGGTAGAATTGCCTCCTCCCACTTTTCACCGCTACATGGAAGTTTAGCACTTACACTAAATGTAAGTTCTCTGCCTACTACACTATTCCATTTAGTTAAGAAGCCTTTAAACTCTGGAGTAAGACGTTGGGTACCATTTGTTTCAAATGTAATCTCTTTTAAGTCACGCATCTTAGTGTTATTGATTAAGTCTGGATAAGCACGTTGCCAACCCAACAAAGGTTCACCACCTGTAATAACCAAGTGTTCATCTTTCCAATGATCTTGCGGAAGAATTTCCATAATTCGATCAGCAATAGCTTCACTAGTTAGCATTGGACTAAGTTCTTTAAAGTCAGGATGCCAACTAGCATAGCTATCACAACCTGTACTAACTAACGGCAAGTCTTCGTACTTCATAAAAGACTCAATCATAGTATGTGTAGCCGCAATGTCTGTTGCTTCGTGACTTAGTTCGCCACGTGGCATACCAAAGCCAGCACATTTAAAGTTACAACCAAATGTGCGTAGAAACACAGACGGGACGCCCATGTAGCGTCCTTCACCTTGGATACTGTAAAACAGTTCCGCTATTTTAATTTTACTCATCTTCATCTCTTTCTAAAAACTGACTTACTTGGTGTTCCGCATCTTGGATTGATTCTGCCCATACAGTAAACGTAGCAATGCCCTTACTAGCGTACAAATCAAAAGGTACTGTACCTTGCGGTAACCAATTCTCGCCTACTTCACGTTTAATTTCAAACTTATTTAGGTCTGTAGTTTTCATACGATAGATAAGTTCGTCTGTTAATTGTTTTGCTGTACTCATACACAATCTCCTTCTTGAGCAATCATAGTCATACGTCTGCCATTTTCACGATTAATTTTATCTTTTGCCCTAAATTCTTCAACATCTGTGATAGAACTTTTTAAAGTCTCTGCATAATTAAGCGCCTGTTGTTTATTTAAACACACAGTTGACTCCGTATCAATATAGCCTTTAGTTAGCAAAGTCCACATATGATACCATCGTGTTTTAGACCAAAAATTGGTCTTAGTAGTAGTATAGATGGTTACAATAATATCGTGTTCATCTGCTTCTATCCACATATTGTGATTGTGATTTTCGTCACCGCAATTACACGCAATACGATAAACTCTTGAGTCGCCCCAATCGTTTGTTTTCATTATACCTTCTGCTGGAATTTGCATCTTCATTGGAAAGTTGGCCTCACAAAAGTTTTAACTTTATTTCTACTTGCTGATATACTATCAACCATCCGGTTATAGTCATCTTCACTCATTGCACTTTTGTAAATAGTCAATGATTGTGTCATCATAATAGCCGCAACTTCCATAGGACTGTTTTCTGTACACATGTGATCAGCAAATTCTAAAAAATTATTATAAAGACGTTGTAATTTATCATCGTTCATCGTGGTGCAAACTCCTGTTGCATTTTAATATTATCCATAAATTCTTTTTTAGTTCCAAGGTCATCCTTAAACGCACCTTTGAGTACAGTTGTTTGTGTTAAACTAGAATGTGCCATGATGCCACGATTTTCACAACATCCGTGTGTAGCTTGA